CATCAGCGGTGCACCACGCGGGTCGCGAAGCGGCTCATGGCCTCGGGCGATATGACGATGCCCTTCTGCCCCAGGCCGACCACGCCGAACGCGCCGGACAGCGCGTCCACGATGTCGTCGTGGATCCCGTTGGGGAAGTCGGCCAGCTCCTCAATCAGCTCGCGATTCCAGTGCGCGCGCACCATGGCGATGTTGCCGATGTTGACCTGGCTGGCGACCGGGTTGGCCCGCGTCACCTTGTCGCCGGTCTCACGGTCGGCGATCACGGTATGCCCCGAGAGGTACTTGGTGATGTGCTGCGCCTGCTGCTTGCCGGCCTGCCCGGGGTCCTGCGGGATGCGCACCTTGACCGTGCGGCCGTCGAGGTCGGCGGTGTTTTTGATGGCGGCGAGCACCTCGTCGGGGCCGCCGCGCATCGAGGCGAGGTCGAGGATGACGTAGCCGCCATTCTGCGTCCTCCCGAATTTGAGGCCACGGGTCCAGTCGGGGTTGCCGCCCTGCGCTGCATCGGTGGCGGCGAGATCCCAGGCGCGCACGGTGGCGAGGCAATGCGGAGCGGCGTCGAGCACCTGCAGCATCGCGGGCTTGAACAGCGCGCCTTCGGTGGGCGTCGGGCGCTGCATGAACAGGGCCGACCATTCACGCGGGCCGACTTCCTCGCGCTTGCGCTCCAGCGCCTGCTTGTCTTCCCACTCCGGCCACAGCGCCTCGCCGGGCTCGCGGCCGAGCGGATCGTTCTCGCCGGCGAAGGCGGGCAGCTCGATCACCCGCCAATCGGCGGCGCGTGGGCTGTTGAGCAGGCGGCCGGCGAGGTCATCGTGGTGCCAGCGAGTCTGTATGAGCACTATGCGGGCGCGCGGCTTGAGCCGGGTGACGACCTCGGCGCGATACCACTTCCACACCTTGTCGCGCATGACCTCGCTGTCGGCTTCCTCGCGGCCCTTGATCGGGTCATCGATGACCACGAGGTCGGCGCGTCGGCCGGTGATGCTGCCATTGGCGCCCGCCGCCCGGTACTGACCGCGCTTGTCGGTGCGCCAGAGCTTGCGGCTGTCGTTGAGCAGCTTGTAGCCGAGCGTGTCGCTGTTCTCCTGGATCAGCCGGATGAGTTGCAGCGACAGGTCCTCGGCGTAGTCGCCGGTGTGCGAGGCGCCGATCATGTCGATGCCTGCCCGCTGCGCCAGCATCCATGACGGGAACACGATCGAGCCGTAGCGGGTCTTGGCGCTGCCCGGGGGCATGAACACCATGAGCCGGTCGATATCGCCGCGCGCGACCGCCTCGAGCTCGTGCAGCAGGAAGGCGTGATGGCGGGCGGGCGTCTCCCCGTAGGGCGCCAGCGCCTCAGTGGCCCACGCCGTTAGATCGCTTCGGCAGTGCTTCTGCCAGAGCGCGCGCTCCAGCCGCAATTCGGCGTCGTTCTCGGATAGCGTCGAGCTCTGCGACAATCTCGGCCTCGGTCATCTGGTCCACGTCGAGCCGGACGGGCGGGGCGTTGGGATCACCGCCGATCAGGTGGTGCTCGGGAACCCGCCAGCGGCGGTCGCCCTGGACGGTCAGCCAGTACTTCGCTGCCCCCCAGGCGCCGCGATTGGCGGCTGTGATCAGGGCAGCGCCCATGGCGGCCTCGACCTGCTCGCGGGCGTCACGCAGCTCGGCGCGATACCACTTGCGCAGCGTCTTCACGTCGCAGCCGATGGATTTGGCGATGATGCGCAATGAGATGCCGTTGGCGTGCAGCACCTGGACGGTGTTCTGACGCTCGCGGGTGACCTCATGCGGCGGTCGGCCGCCCAGATCGGAAGGCATGATCTAATTCCCCAGGTGCATATAGACGCGGGAAAAACCGGCCCTCGACGGACGCGCTGCAGGTTGGGGCGAGCGGCGCGTCCGCCTCGGCCGAAACGCCGGGCTTCCGATGGCATCAAGCGGGGAGGAAAACCCTATGAGCCCCCGGCGTCGCAGACGATCAGGCGAAGCGTGGCACGAACAGCCCGCCCTGGTGGCCTTTGCAGGGGCGGAAGCGCCGCGGCCGGGCATGGACGAGCACGAGACCGAACGGGCCTTCGAACCAGGGCGAGTCGAGCGCCATGACGCAATCGACCAGCTCGGCCTCGCCGACGATGCCGCCGGTGAGGAAGGCCGCCGGACGCTCGATGTCGGGCCAGGGCCAGGCCTTGATGGCGCCGGCGTCGGGGCGGATCGGCGCGTGGATCAGGATGCGGCCGCGATAATGGAACTGCCGCGACCTATTTTCCACGTCCTTCCAGCCGTTCACTATCAACCAAGCCCATGGCTGGCGTATCGAGAGCGCTCGCGTCCGCGTCGAGATAGACGATCGCCCGGCGGAGACGCTCTGGGTCGTCGCCGAAGGCGCCGAGCCCATGATTACACCGACTGCACAGCAGGCCGCGCACCCGGCCTGTGCGGTGGCAATGATCGATGTGAGGTCGGAAACCCCTGACATCGGTAGGCGGGCCACGACAGATGCCGCAAACGCCGCCCTGAGCTGCCAAAAGCGCGTCGAATTGCTCCGGCGTGAGCCCGTATTTGCGTTTCAGATGCGACCGCCGCCTGGAGCGTTCGTACTCGCTGGGATGCGCCTCCATCCACGCCCGCACCTTCGCCACAGCGCAGGGCTTGCAGAGATGTGGCGAGCCCTTCGACATGGAGGTGCGAGCCTGCGATTTCCCGCAGGAGCTGCAGATTGGCAGGGCAGCCAGCACATGAGCGGCATAGGCCCTGTCGGCGTCGATGCGCCGTGGGAAGGGCGCCGCCGACCAACCGCATTGGCATTCCAAACGCCAGCCGGCGATCGGTGATGCCCTCCGCCTCGGAACGGGGCTGAGGGACACGACGTTGCGACGATGTCCTCGACTCACACGTCCGCCCATGTTTTACGAAAACATGCGGCCAAGCCACTGACAAGTCTGCCATTTTCACATGATCAGCCGGTGCGCGGCCTCGCGATCCTCCATCGCCGGCCCGCAATAGGAGAACACCGCGCAGGGGCGTCCGCCGAAGGACAAGCCGCCGTGCGAGACATGGCCGGTGCCGTTGCGGGTCGAGGACGTCATGCCGGGCGGGCGTTCCAGCTCCCAGACGGGCGAGCGATCGAATGAGCGGATCAGCGACGGGTGGGCCGGGTAGGCGTGGTAGCGCCGGCCGCAGGCCCTATAGGCGGCGGCGACGCGATCGGCCAGGGCGAAGGCGAGGCCGAGCCCCTGGTAGTCGGGCAGGGTGACGAGCCGGCTCATGCCGTAGATCGAGTGCGCGCGCTGATGCGGGCGGAAGATCACCGCCGCCAGCGCCGCCGGATTGCCCTCGACGCTGAGGACGAAGCAGTGCGCGTTGCGGTGCAGGTCGGCGGTCAGATAGTGAAAGCGAGCGAAGGCGTGCCAGGCTGCATAAGGCGCGCGGTGGATGGTGCAGGCGATGGAGGGGCGTCGTTGAACCGACCTCCATCGGAAGGTCATCGTGGCCGGCTCGAGCACCCAATCGGGCTGCAGCCACTCCTCCAGGTCGTAATGGCAGCTGGCGGCGACGAACTGACGCTGCTGGCGGCGGATGTATTTCTGCACCGCGTGCGAGCCGATGCGGGCCACTTGGCGGTCGACCACCGAGGTGAATTCGTCGCAGACGATCGGGCGGGCCGGATCCGCGGTGCCGTCGAGCAGGCGCCGGGCGAGATCCACGCGGAATTTCTCGCCGTTGCTGAGCACGCCGTAGGGCCGCAGCCAGGCCGGGATGGTGTTGAAGCCGACCGCCTGGCAGATCGCGGCGAGGTCGCTCACGGAGTGCTCGGGGCCGAAGTCGTCGATCACCGAGGCGCCGGGCCATTCGAACACCGTGGGGGCGCCGAACGAGCGGTTGAGGATGGTCGATTTGCCCGCGCCGCTCGGGCCGACGATCAGGCCCACGTTCCACGGACGCTCTTCGATCGGCACGTCGCCGCGCCATTCGAGGTGTGCGCGTTCCTGGGCGGGCACGTCGAACATCGAGCTGACCTGGGCGGCGCGGATCGAGGACGAGATCGGCGTATCGATGGCGATGTCGATTTTCATAGGATCAGGGGTTTGCAGGTCAGGCCGTCGGCGCGGAAGCGGGTGAGCAGCTGCGCCTGCTGGGATTCGTCGGTGCACTCGATGACGATCTGATAGGCGAGCCCGTCGCGCAGCGCGCGGCCGGCGGTGCGGGCGGTGCCGAGCAGGGTGCTGACCTCGACGTTGGAAAAGCCGGTGAGCGACAGGTCGAGGCCGGTGAGCGAGAGGTCGGACAGTTCGAGGTGCAGCAGCTCGTTGTCCCATCCGGCGTCGAGGGCGAGGCGGTTGTCGGCGATCACGTAGGCGCGGCGCTCGTCGGGCGAGAGGTGCGACAGATCGACGGTGGGCCCCTGCCAGGGATCGGGGTTGCGGGCGACCGGCTGGTTGGCCTCGGCCATCTCGATCGCTGCCTTGAGGCGGGCGTGGCCGGCGATCATCGTCGAGCCGGCGGTGAGCATGGGGTTGGTCCAGCCGAAGCGGGCGAGCGAGGCGCGGAGCTTGGTGATCTGGCGCGCGGTGTGGCGGCGCGAATTGCGCGCGTAGGGTTCGAGCTCGCGCAGCGGCCGGTATGCGATGACCAGGCCGGACGCGTCGGCGGGAACTGATGCGGACACGTCATTTCCCCCCGATTTCGCGCGTTTCGCCTAGCAAAACAGTCCTATTCCCTCGCGGCATTTTTTCCTGATTTTCCGCTGCGGGAGCCGATCAATCGCGTGTAAGCTATTGATATTGCAGGCGAAAATGACAGATTGTGCTGTTGCCGCAATAGCATATGATGTCCCTGGGTATCGATAACACGTTGATATCCAACGACATTCTGATCTTTGACATCTGAATACGGATCCGACGCGCGCTCTCAGGAGAGGGCGGCAAAGGTCATCTCGGGGGCCAAGCGCGATCCATCGCGCAGGTCGATCCAACCCCTGAAGCACGATGCCGATGCGCAGAATACCGGGTCCGTTTGATGTCGGGGTCGCCCCCGCTCTTTGTCCGATCGTTCATCCGTTCCACCCGCCGCGTCACTCGCCATGTGAGGGCCCCCGATAACGGGGCCGCCTGGAAAGGCCGCATGACGACGCGAGGTGTCGATCCCACCGGATCGGCGCTGATGCGGCGGAGGAAACGGAAATGGCATCGGCGTTCATCGTGAATCAGTCGGATCGTTCCTAACCCAGCCGCTTACGGCGGGCGGGACGATCCATGGTGTGTCCTCTCTGTTGAATTGATTGAGGCCGCGCCGCATCCCCTGCCCGCACACGATCAGCGACGATCTGCCTACGCGGCGGCCGGCAAGGGATGCGACGTGTCCTCGGTCCGCGGCTGCTCGCCGCGCTGATGAGCCCGACGAAGGGCGAAACCCGCAACAGAGGACACCGAACAATGGCCAAGACCACCATCATGCTGAAGGCTGACACCAAGCAGCGCGCGGCATCGAAGGTCACGGCGCCGACGCCGCCGACCGCCGAGGAATTGGAGGACCGCTACAGCGCGGCCTGCGATGTCGTCCTCGCGGCGATCCTCGCGATGGCGCCGCCGAACATGAAGCCGAAGATGCGCAAGATGCTGATTGCTGCCGTCAGCGAACAGTTCGAGCATCTCGATTCGATCGTCTCCGATCTCGTTTGCATGGGACCGGATTACGCCTGACCCGTACCGCTGCACGTCGCTCGCCAGAGTGCCGTGCATCGGCCTGGGCCAGACCGGCTACAGGACGTCGCGCATATCGCGCGGCGACATGCAACAGAGGACACCAAACCCAATGACCAAGATCATTCTCTCGACGACCGACAAGCAGCCCCGCGGTCAGGTGGCGATCATCTGCGAAGCGCTGCAGCACAAGGACGGTTACACCGCCCAGGAGCTGCTTGCCGAGACGGGTGGCACCACCCCGCACAACTCCTACTCCCTCGGCCTGATCGCCGAGCGGTTCGGCTTCAAGTTCGAGACCGCGCCGGGCAGCGAGTACGAGGACGGGCTGACGCGCTACTTCTTCACTCCGAAGGCCGCGAAGGCGAAGGCCGCCGCGACCACGGCGAAGAAGCCCGCGCCCAAGGCGTCGACCACCACCAAGGCCGCAGCGTTCGTGATGAAGCGGCCGGGGAAGAAGCAGGCGAAGGCGACGCGCAAGGCGGCGTAACCGCTTGCGGGCGACCAGGGGCGTAGGGGAGCGCCCCGCTCGCTCTTCCCGTTTTCGAGCTTGTATCGAAGCACCGCACGTCGAAAGGCGTCCGGTGTTTCGACCTGGGCTCGACCATCGATCCAGGGCAACAGAGGACACCAACATGAACAACACCATAACCGGGCTCACCGCCGACGAGGCGGTGATGCTCGACGAGGCGCTGACCTATTACCTCGAGCGTGGCCTTGCGCCACGGGATGAGAAGTTCCGCGCCCTCCGCCGGCGCATCGTGCAGCTCACGCCTACGCCCGAGCCTGCGACGAAGCGTCCGATCATCGTCACCGCACGCAAGCCGCGCCGTTTCGGCGCAACGCGGTGATCCACGATGAGCGACAGCATGACCAAGCTCGTCTCCGTGCTCGGCATGATGGGCAGCGAGCATGACGGCGAGATCCTGAATGCCGCACGCTTCGCCGAGAAGCTGCGCCGTTCGATGGACAAGACGTGGGGCCAGCTGCTCACCGGCAAAGACGACACCGCCACCAAGGGCAGCGAGTTCCAGATGATGATGCGCGCGCTCCGCGCAGAGTCGCGCGTCCTCACGTTGGAAAAGCGCGTGGCGGAACTCGAAAAGCAGTTGAAGGCGATGGCGGATGCGAAGGCATCCACCGCGTCGTCAGAGGCGCGCGCGCACGGCGACAAGTACTGGCTCGATCCCGTGAAGCTCAAGCTGCTGATCGATCGTCTGCTCGACCGACCGGCATATCCCGATGACATCTATGCCATCACCAACTGGCCGCGCGCACATTTGCGCGTCGTGCTGGGTCGCATCGCCAAACAGCGCGGTTTGCATCTCGACGTGGCGTCCCCTCGATACGGCCACGGTCAACGATACAGCTTCCGCACCTGACCCGCGACCGTAGCATCCCCGTCGTTCATCGGACGGCGGCGATGCTGCGGCCTGGGCCAGCAATGACTCGGGAAACCCACAACAGAGGACACCAAGAGCTATGGCATTCCTATCGATGTCTCAGCTCCGCACCCACACCTGGCCGTCGAAAGAGGCCGCGGTGAAGGAATTGAAGCGGAACGGCTTCAAGGAGCGCGGAGCGGACTATCAGATCGGCGAGACCAGCGAGGGGTCGAACGTCTGGCACCTCTGCGATCTTGCCGACGACGTGTCGCAGGAGCCGCCTGCGGAGACGCCGAAGCCGACCAAGGCGAAACCGAAGGCCGCGAAGCCCGAGCATCCCGCCGACGCCGACGACAAGGCGAAGGCGGCGATGGCGACCGGGTATTCGGTGCATTTCCGCGCGTCGCCCACCAAGACGTTCAGCGAAGACGCTGCGACGTTGGACGAGGCGCGGACGATCCGCGATCGAATGAACGCGGAGCACGGCAAGCACGGTCGGCGCGCGATGATCTATGCGTTGCAGGCCGAGGGGCCGCCGGTGCCGGTGAGCGACGATGCGACGGAGACGAAAGCCCCCGAGCGCGTTGCCAAGGGCATCAAACGATCGCCGCAAAAGAAAGCGGCGGACGCGGCGAAGGGCAAGGCGAACGGAACGGGCAAGGGCACGACGACGCCCGAGGCCGCCCCGGAACCCGACACCCCTGCCGAAGCGCCGGTGCCGGAGAACGATCTGTCGCCCCCTCCGGCGAAGGACGGGCCTTACACGTTGCAGATCGCCGATCAGGTCGCGCAGCACGACATCGCCAAGACCGCGTTGTCGTGGTCGCAGAAGATCGGCTTCCGCGTGGCGATCATCGACAAGGCCGGCAAGGCCGTGCGGGTGATCGACGGCAGGCTTGGCGGAAAGCGTCCGACGCGGACCGCCGTTCGTCGTGAGGGCGCCGCGTCGCGCGGGCCGAAGGGCGAAGGCAAGCAGGCGAAGGCGATTGCGCTCCTGTCCCGTGACAAGGGCGCGACGGCTGCGGAACTCAACGGCGTGACGGGCTGGCCGATCGCGCAGCGGCATATCAACCGGCTGGCGAAGGTCAGCGGCAAGAAGATCAAGGCCCTCGGCGATAAGAAGTGGGCGTTGATCTGACATCATCCTGACGTGACGGAAGCAGCGCGCCGCGTGCCCGCTGCTTTCGCCTTGCCAGGAGCAAGGGGACACCAACAGAGGACACCAGACGACATGAAAACTGAGACACTGATACTGCACCGTCACGCTTTCACGTACGAGCCGGCGGGCAGCGATAATCGCGTGGCGCTCGATCGATCGCACCAGATCGATCGTCACCACGTCGGCGAGACGTTCACCACGTATGTCGGAGCCCCGGGCACCGGCTGCATCGTCTATCGCATCACCCGCATCGACAGGCATGGGATGTGGGGGATCGTGCTGTCCGACACCGTGCGGATACTCGATCCTGCTGAGGTGCGCTGATGGCAAACCGCATCGCGGCCTTCATCCACTGCCGCCGCTGCCTCGAAGAAATGCCGCGCGGAACTTCGCCGCGCGAGTGGGTGCGGCTCGAATGCGGCTGGACCCCGGAAGGGCTGCAAGTGTGGTGCGTTCGGCATGAGCTGAACGTGCTCGACACGCATTTCCGCGGCCAGAAAATCGAGCAGCTGCCCACCGACTACGACCCGGACAAGTCGCACTGATCTGCGACCGATGCGCCCTCATGCGAAAGCGTGGCGGCGTATCGGCCTGGATCAGTCACGATTCAGGACAACAGAGGACACCAACACGATGACTCATACTCAGAGGATGGCGCTCTGCGCCATCCCTTTTCTGCTGGCCGGTTGCGTCAATCACACCTGGGCGCCGCCGCCCAACGGCAGCCAGTTCAGCTACGACCAGCAGGCAGCGCGCTGCCGGTTGATAGCGAAGGGCATCACGCCGTCAGGCGGGTTCGTGGCTGCGGCGGGAAAGCCGGCGTTTGTCGGTGCCTTCGTTGGCACGGCGCTGCTCGCCAGCGCGATCGGCACAGCGGTCAAGCTGAATGAGAACTTCAATGACTGCATGTTCGCCGAGGGCTGGCAGGCGGTCGAAGCGCACAAATGAACCATTGACCGAAGGGGCGAGCATTCAGCGATGGATGCCCTGCCCTTTCGGCCTGCGGTTCATACCGGACCAAGGGGCAACAGAGGACACCAAACAATGCTGACAATTTGGCATATCAAGGTCGATGACCTCGACCGTGACATCGCCTTCGACATCGCCGGCCCGCCGAACTCCGATCGTCCCGCCCTCGCAGCGCGCTTGCTTGCCGAGGGGCACTACGAGGCGGTCGCCGAGTGCGACCTGCTGCCGACCGTGGCCGGGCTCGAGATGGCGTGGACACTGACGCAGAACGGCGTGCTGTCCGACTCATGGTCGCGTCAGCCGCCGCCGGGTCTGCGCGCATTGGAACCCACGGTGATCATCGATCGCTGCCGTGCCTACGGTCGGCGGTCGTCGATGGTCGGCGACGTGATCGAGTACGGCGCGCGCGATGCGGCGGACGTCTACACCGCCATCGAGCGGCATGTCGTCGATTGGATGGGCTTCAAGCCCGTGCCGATGGACGACAAGGCGAAGGAGGCCGCGTGATGGCGATCACGACATTGGACGAACTGCTGGAGTTTCTCGAAGCGAAAGCAAAGCTGGCGAGGATGGCCAAAGGGTTCGAGGGCTTCACCGAGGCCGCGAACGTTGAAAGCATCTGCGCCAGGATGTGGAAGGAACTGACACCCCATGCGCTGTCCCTGTGGACGGTGCCGGGCGTGCTTCAACATATCGCCGAAGTTCTGGCGCCGCCTGCCGACGAAGACGAGGGAGGCGGTGATGACGAAGACTAGAACCTGCCCATGCGGCAGCGGGCTGACGCCGACGATGGCGTTCGACGCCCGCATGATCGAACTCGGCTACGTATGCGAGCGCTGCGAGGCCCGCAAGCTGGCGAGCTTCCGTCCCGAGGTGCTTTCGGACCCGAACTACGAGGCTGACGACCTCGGCGACGACGATCCGCTCGGCGATTGGCACGGGAGGAACGAATGACGGATCGGCCCGACAAGCCGAACGGCTTCCGCCCGGTGACGAATGACGATCTGCGAGCGGCGATGGCCGCGAGGAAGGAACGGCAGGCACGACGCAACGAGCTGATCGCTGCGCCCTCTGCGCCGTTCGTCTTTGCGCCACGCTGGATGTGGCGGAAGCCGAAGCCCGGCGGCCGCAAGAACTGACCTGCGATGGATGCAGCGCGCTCCGGCCCGCTGCATTCACCTGGGCCAGTTACCAGGGAACCAACAGAGGACACCAACATGACAGACAATCCGACGCAGCAGTACGCCGGCCATTTCATCTCGATATGGCAGTACCGGCCGAAGCTGCGCCCTGCGACCCGCTACGCGCTGCCCGAGGGCATTCGCTGGGATTATGTCGAGGCGCCCGCGATGGACGGCCTCGCCAATCGTCCCGACCTACCGCGATCGGCGTGGCACTACGGCGTGATCTGCACCGACCGCGAGCTGACCGCCGCCGAGTGCGAGCACTTCGACCTCGCGCCCGTGGCGGGAGGCAAGTGATGACCGGTCATTCCAGTCTGCGCGCCGACCTGGCGCAGATGTCGCTCGGCTTCCGCTCGCTGAATCGCAATATCCCCGGCGCGTGGTTCCGCGAGGAATTCGTGCTGCGTTGCGGCATCGACTGTTTCGCGCAGCCGTTGCCCAAGGGATACCGCCTCGGCATTCCGAAGATGTGCTTCCGCAATGCGTGGTTCGTCGTCAGGCGCCGCCCTGCCCTGCGCTACTGCGAGGGCTTCGTCTCCCATCGCTATCTGCCGTTCCCGATTCACCACGGCTGGGCAATCGATGCCGAGAACCGGGTGATCGATCCGACGCTGCGCGATCCCGAGGATCACGTCTATGTCGGGGTGCCGATCGAACGCGAGGACGCGATGCGGCGCCAAGCTACCGAGAAGGTCTACTCGATGTTCATCAACGATGTCGGCGTGATCAACGCCGACTACATGCTGCAGCGTTGCCCCGAGTTGCGGGAGTTGATGCCGCAAGCCGCCTGACCTGCGACGGAAGGTGCCCCGCTCATGCGGCGCCCCTTTCGCCTGGGCCAGACACTTCACGGCGCTCCCAGGGCGCCACAACAGAGGACACCAAACAATGAGCTTTACGATGACACGGTCCGCCCGACGCTCGCGCACGCGCGCGCTGGATGGATCGATGATGATCGCGCGGCCGGGCGAGTTCCTGTCCGACGATCAGATCCGTGGCGTGGCACCTTCGGTGTTCGCCACCACGGCGCACTCGTCACGCTCCGACCGCTTCGCGCCGATCCCGACCGCCTCGATCATCGATGGTCTGCGGCGCGAGGGCTTCGACGTGACGCAGGCCTCACAGTCGCGCTCGCGCGAGGTGAGCCGGGTCGAGTTCACCAAGCACATGCTGCGCTTCCGCCGGAAGGATGCCTCGCCGAGCCGCTTCGTCGGCCAGGTGTTCCCCGAGGTGGTGCTGGTCAACGCGAACGACGGATCGAGCACCTATCAGCTCGCCGCCGGCCTGATGCGGCTGATCTGCCTGAACGGCATGACGGTGAGCGACAAGGAGTTCGAACGGGTGCGCGTGACGCATACCGGCGACACGCTGTCGAAGGTGATCGAAGGCACGTACACGGTGCTCGACGAGTCGATCCACGCGGTCGAACGCGCCGAGCGCTGGGCGAGCATCGATCTCGACGGGCGCGAGCGACTGGCGCTCGCCGAAGGGGCGCGGGCGTTCCGCTTCGCTGATAGCGAGGGGCGGATCACCACGCCGATCACTGCCGGGCAACTGCTGGAGCCGCGTCGTGCGGCCGATGTCGGCACTTCGCTGTGGGCGACGTTCAACCGGATACAGGAGCATGTGATGCGAGGCGGCCTGCATGGGGTCGCGACCGACGCCAACAACCGGCAACGGCGGGTAACGACGAGGCCGGTCCGTGGTATCGATCAAGACCAGAGGCTCAATCAGGCCCTTTGGCACATGGCTGAAACGCTGGCGAACAGCAAGGCTGCATGACGAAGGGCAGAAGGGGCGCGCAAGCGCCCCGACTGCTTCGGAAGCGATGCAGCAGTTGCCAGGGCGACAAGCCGCTCGGGCAATTCAGCCGCGACAACCGAGCCCCCGATGGACGGCAGCGGTGGTGCAAGGCGTGCATCACCGCTGCTCGATCTGCCGTCGCCGGCAGCGTGACCATCACCGAAAAACTTTGCCGATCATGCGGAGAGACGAAACCAATCGCGGCCTTCCATCGGTCGAACATATCGAAGGACGGCTACGCTTGGCGCTGTATCCCGTGCTTCAATCGGGACTATGGTATCGGCTCCCCGGAGAAGCGGCGGCGCCTGCGAGAACTGCGAGTGCAGAACTTGCCGCGCGCGCTCTTGCGAAGTGCGAAGGAACGAGCCGCGAGGCTCGGACTGCCATTCGATCTTCGGATCGAGGACATCGTTGTACCAGAGCGATGCCCGGCGCTCGGCATCCCGATCACGTCCGACGCCACTACGGGTTTTGCTCCCAACTCGCCGACCCTCGACCGCATCATCCCTGAGCGTGGTTATGTGCGAGGGAACGTCGTGGTGATCTCCGGCAGGGCCAATCGCCTCAAACGCGACGAGACCGACCCTGCCATCTTCGACGCGATCGCCGCCTATATCCGGCGGCATCGCCACTGACCTGTGACGGCAGCAGCATGGGGTGCAATCCTCATGCTGCTTCCGCCTGGGCCAGACATGACCTGGGGCAACAGAGGACACCACAACATGAACCACCAACGACACATGGCGGCGCTCGACGTTGAGACCAGCTCGGCCATGCTTCGCAACATCGAGCCTTGGCTTCGGCCGACGTTCGATCAGGTGCGCAGCCTTGTCATGTCGGGAGACATGCTGGTGCTCGCGCCGCAAGCGGAAGGCGTCAACGGTCGCGTGGCAAAGATGTTCGGCGCGATGCCGGACGGCTTCGACATGACGATCACCGCAGGCCGCTCGTTCGATCTCGGTCATCTGCCAAACGAGGTCATCAAGATCGAGGCCAAGCGCGGCTGCGAGCTGTTCGAGGCCGGGCATATCGGCCACCCGTTCAGCGAGCCCTACGTGCTCTATCACACCTGGGAGCAGGGCGGCTCGTTGCTCTTGGTTGACGCGATGGACTGGCACAAGGCGACGCACGGGCACTTCCCGCCCGGCACGTTCATGGTCTGCGAGGCGCAGCCGGTGAAGATCGGCATCCGCTCCGCGCTGATCATCGGCGACATCGCGCACGTTTCGCTGGACAGCAAGACGAACCGCTATTTCGGCTTCGTCGAGCGCAACGCCCTGGCGGAAATGGTGCCCGAGGATCATCGGTCAGACGGGGCGGAAGCGCTGGGCAACCTCGCCGAGCCGGTGATGGCAGCGATGCTGCTGCTGGCGACCGACGGCGTGGCGGTCGAGAAGATCGACCCGCCGGCGAAACTCAACAAGGCACGGGTGAAGGCGCGCAAGGCGGCGATTCCGTCGCATTGGCGGGTTGCCACCGAGGGCTACGTCACCGCTCTCTCGCAGCGCGGCAAGCGACGGAGCGAGCCGGGCAACGGACATCATGCCTCGCCCATCCCGCATCTGCGACGCGGGCACGTTCGCAATCTCAGCGAGTACCACGGCGGCGGGAAGCGGTGGATCCGTGACGCGCTGATCAACTTGAAGGACCCCGACGCGCCTCTCGCCCGCTCGTTCTATGCGATGCGGCAGGAGGCGACGCAGCGTTGACGGAAGCGGCGCCATTGCCTTCGGGTGATGGTGGCCGCTTCCGCCTGGGCTGCTCAAGGCACAGGACAACAGAGGACACCAAATCATGGGACTGGATATGACTTTGTCCAAGCGCCACTACGTGCAGCGGTGGGAGCATAACCCGCCGGCAAAGCAGTTCGACGTCACGGTCACGCGGGGCGGCGAGCCCTATCCGGCGATCAAACCGGAGCGCGTGAGCTATGTCATCGAGCAGGTGGCGTGCTGGCGCAAGGCGAACGCCGTGCATCGGTGGTTCGTCGAGCACTGCCAGCACGGCGAGGACGACTGCAAGGAGTACTGCGTCTCGCGCGACCAGCTGCGCGAGCTGATGGTTCAGGTCAATCTCGTGCTGGATCAGCCGGAGGCCGCTCGGGCGACATTGCCGACGATGGGCGGATTCTTCTTCGGCGGCACCGACTACGACGAGTGGTACGTGGAGGAACTGAAAGAGACCAAGCGTCAGATCGAACCGTTGCTGGCCGATGAGCACGACGACGAGCTGGTGGCCGACTACTACTACCGCGCAAGCTGGTGATGGGCATGGCCGGCGAATTCAGCGTCTATCAGTTCTTTCCCGACGAGACGTGGGACAGGACTGCACATTTCGTCGATGCCAAATCGGCGGTCGAGGAAGCGAAGCGGCTGACCACAACGCCTATGGCGAGGTTCGGTATCGTGCGCCGCATCATCATCACCGACGGCGGCGACTTCACTTGCTTCGAGTGGCAGCACGGCAAGGGCGTCACGTTCCCGACGCCCGAGCAGCGTGAGGCCGCCCGGCAAGCGGAGACTGAACAACGACCAGATTGAACCGCTGACCGAAGGGGCGCGGCATCGCGAGGTGCTGTTGCCCTTTCGGCCTGGGGTTCACTTCCGGACCACAGGCAACAGAGGACACCAACAATGAACATCAAGACACTGACGATCCCCGGCGAGGTCGCCGCGGCAATCGCATCGGCGCGTCCCGAGCTGCTGAGGCTCGGGGCTCCGCGCGCGATGTCCGCCGATGAGGTCGCCGGCATGTACCACGTCATCGGCCAGATGATCGGCGACGGGTTCGAGGCGCAACAGAAGGTCAAGGCGCTGGAAGCCAAGCTGGCGCAGCTCAAGTTGCTATCCGACGAGGCACGCGATCAGGCGAGCATGGCGCTCAACGCCATGTACGCCCTACGCAAGGCGTTCACCTTGCCGGCGGACGACGACGGCGCCGAGTGACCGACGGCTATCGCCTGGAACTGTGGCGGTGCGGCATCATCGGATCCGAGCCGCATCCGCTGCGGGTCATCCAGGCGATGCTCCGGCGGCGCGCGGCCGAGGCCGAGGCCGTCGAACGATGGCTGATCCTGAACGACATCCGCTGCTTCCTGGCGGATGACACGACGATCGACTGAGAGGAAACCACGATGAGCGACAATCCGGACCTGACCCTGCTCGGGGTGCAGGTCAAGGCGATGCAGTCCGACCTGCGGGCGATCAAACGGGACATGGCGATGCTGCGAGCGCAGCAGAGCGAATTGCCGTCGATCGCCCAATTTCAAGCCGGACTCTCCGCGATCGACGCTCGCATGACCGAACTGGCCGACGAAACCAACGGGTTGGTTCGCGATCTGACCGATCTGATCAAGGCCAAACTGCCATGAAGTTCTGCAAGGACTGCAAGTGGATCAGGCCACCCAACCCCCGCGCGATGTGTGGGCATCCTTCCTCGTTCATCGGCGGAGAGATCGATCTGGTGACCGGCAAACACAGGCCGCTATTGTCGATGGCCTGCGAAGACGTGCGGTTTCTACCCTCGGCTCACAGCAAGTATTGCGGCCGTGAGGCTGTACATTGGGAACCTATCGTCGTCGGCTTCGTGGAGGACACACCGGACTGATTCACGCTGACGGCGTGGTGGCGATCTCGCATAGGATCGCTGCCACGCCGTTTTTTTGGGCCGAATTTTCGGATCGCCCGGCAGTCAATTCTGCCATCGTCGTGATTTAGGCCCGCGTTTCACTCTGCGTCAATAGGTTGTGGCGAGACAGTGAGGGCCGGCACAAGGACCGGCCCCCACCGACTTCAACAGAAGACACCTTGTCCGGCGGGACACCGGGCTCCCTCACCGCATACGGATCTTGGGGCCAATCTCGCCGGGGGTGCCGGGCGTCCTGTAACCGCCCGGATGCGCAGACCATGCCCTCCGATCAAAGAAAGCGGGATCAACGCGCCGGGGAATCTGGCGTCTCCCGTCCCGCTCCGCAAGTGAACGCTCAGAGAACCGCCGTCACCCTCCCGCGCGCCAGGTCGTCGTCGATCTCGGCGGCATAGTGCTCGACCAGCCGGTCCAGCACGGCGATGAGCCGGCGCATCTCGACCTCTGGCTCCCCGATACCGCCGGCGGCGCGCATTTCGGTCACCCAGGCGGTGATCGAGCGGTTGAGCAGCACCACGGCGACCAGCAGCAGCCGATCGTCGGCGCGGAACAGCGCGATCGCCCGCAGCAGCTCGGCGCGCGCCCGCGAGCGCACCATGAAGTCGGCGGCCGGCTGGGTGCGTGGGCCGTAGGCGATGGCGTTGATCGGCAGCAGCTCGCGCTCGCCGGTGAAGCCGTAGGCGGTGATGTCGGCTGCAGCACGCAATCGGTCGGCGGCCAGGATGTGACGTTCGGTGATCGCGGTCGCCCCGCCGTGTCGGCGCAGCATCCAGCGCAACGGGCAGAACGAGCGGAAGCCGGCGATTTCGCGGGCGCTGCGGGCCGCGGTCGGGCGCAGATCGTCGGGATCGCGCCACGACGCGCGCATGACCGAGGTGGGGCCCTCGCGCACATGCTGGCGCACCGCCGGCGGGCCGAGCGGGTCGATGCGCGGGGCGCGCCGGGCGACGGATCGCTTGCTCATGCCGCCCGCCTTGCGCCGGCGTCGGGCGGGTTCAGCGTGAACGGGCAGCCCACGGTGGCGTGCTCGCGGCCGGTCGCGGTGAGCCGGACGATGCGATGCCCGCGCGCCTCCGAGCGCGAGCCGGACCGCGTGACGATCACGCCGCGCCGGGCGAGCATGTCGAACGCCAGACAGGCGTAGTAGGCGGTCGCGGCACGCGAGAAGTTCAGCTGCCGGCCGATGTCCATCATGCGCGGCAGCGGCGCGCCGTCGGGCAGCGCGTTGAGCCATTGCAGCAGCCTGTCGGCCCGCTGTCGCGATTCGGTGGATTTCATCGCGAGGCCTCCGCCGGCAGCGGGTAGGCGCGATCGGCGATCAGCTTGGCGTAGTAGGCCTGGGCGATGCGGTTCTGGCAGCACGGGCAGGTGTCGATCGCCTCGCCCTCGGCCGGGATGATGATCCAGCCGTCGATGCCCTGGGCGATGCACAGCCCGTCGCGCCGGCGCACGCCGCGCCAGTGATTGTCCTCGGCCGCGACCGTCCTCAGTCGGCCGCGTCCGTCATCCAGCTCGGTGTCCATAGGCCGGTGTCCTCCGTTGCAGGCGTGTCGTTGGCCGGCGGTGGCGCCGGGGGCGGTGTGGGGTAAAGCGGCGGGTCGCTCGCCAGGGGCTCGAAGCCCGGGTGCCCGTGCCATTGCGCGAGGATGTCCGAGATGCGCTCGGCGCGATTGGGCAACGCGGGGTTGGCGCGCAGCTGCGCGAGCATGGCGCGTTGGTCGACCATGCTCGGGCCGCGGTCGGGCGCTGGTCCAAACTCGGCGGCATTTGGCCCAGTGGAGCCGAGCTCGGCGATCTGTTCGTCGGGCGTGCGGCGTCGTTCCTCGGCGTCGAGCCGCGCGGGGATCAGGTGCGAATGCTGCGGCGCGTAGTTGGCGACGGCGGTGCGCAGGAAGCTCAGCAGCGACATCGCCAAGCCCTTCGCCATAGGGCCGGGCTGTGCCGCGACCTCGCGGATGTCGGCGAGCTTCGTCGCGATCGCCGGCGGGTCGATGCCGCCCCAGTCGTCGCGATGGCGCACCTCCATCGGGCGCGCGGCGCGATCCACGTCCTCGAGCCAGCCGCGGCGCATGGCGATCTTCTCGGCCTCGCGATCCTTCGCGCACACCTCGCGAAACGCCGCCGGGCTCTTGCGCAGCAGATCGACCGCGGTGGCGAACTCCATCTTGCCGACGCGATCCGGCCGCTTGCGCCACCACTGCTCGGCCAGGAACCGGTCGTTGCCCTGCAGCTTCGGGTCGATGTCCGAGGGCGGCAGCGGCACCTCGCGCGGGCGGTTCGCGTCCCACCATTCGCCGAGCAGCTTGGACAGCACGGCGTGCGCCGGGAAGAACGTCGCGGCGCGGCTGACGTGGTAGAGGCTGACCTTGGTGAACGTGGCGGCGTAGGGGAACTCCTCGGACAACGCGAGCGACAGGGCGTAGATTTTGCCCTTGGCGTCGGCCAGCGGCGCGGTGCCGGCGGTGAGGTTGGCGAGGTCGGTCAGCCAGCCGGTGACGATGCGGATGTGATCGCGCTGGGTCATTGCAGGCGCTCCTGGCCGGAGGGCGGCTCGTCGTCGAGATCGGGGGCGAGGAAGGTCGGCAGATTTAGATCGCGGCGAATGGTGTCGTAGACGCCGAGCGTGCCGTCGGTCCCGTTGCGATGACGCCCGCCGCCCCGCCGCTGATCGCGTTTGGCTTCCTCGCGCAGCCAGTTGTCGAAGCGGCGATCCCAATCGCGGCCGAGCTTGCCGGCGTCGATCGCCCAGTCGCGCATCGCGTCGGCTTCGAGGCTGACACGTTCGACGGTCAGGCCCAGCGAGACGCCGAGCGCGATCGACTTCGTGCCGGGTTTCCAATCGTCGGGGATCGTCGCCCCCCGCGCGCGCGCCCGCGCGTTCCCCGAAGGGGTCTTGGGTGTACTTGGGTGTACCTTGGGTGTACCTTCTTGGTGTACGGATTTTTTTACGTCCTGGTGTACGGATTCCTTTACGTCCTGGTGTGCGGAATTTTTTACGTGGCCTGCCCCCACGTCGTCGCCCTGCGGTGTATGGATTTCGCTAAACCGTTCGTCCGCATCGTCATCCGCGCGGTGTATGGTTTCTTTTCCACCGTTGTCCTCGCCATCGAGCCACGATGGCGTCCACAAATCGGGCTCTGCCGGTCCGTACAGGCGTCCGGCCGGATCAAGGATGGTGTAATAGTTGGGGCCGTAGCGCTGCCGCTTGACCTCGATATATTTGAGGCCGACGAGCTTCTGCACCGAGGCGCTGACCGTCTGCCGCGTTTTGATGCTGGGCAGGTCGGCCATGATCTCGTCGTGCGATTTGTAGCAGGCCCGATCGCCGTTGGCGCGGAACACGATGAGGGCGTAGATCGC